CTGGCATCAAGTGGCCCAAGCTTCGCCTTGATAGCTTTGTGTTTAGCCCTGCTGGCGAGAGTAGCAAAAACGCTGGCGCTGTGTACATCAAGGAGGGCGATACCTACCTTGGCAAAGTACTCAACGGTAAGCTTTTCAAGTCGCGTGATTGCAGCGCTGAGCAAGAGCAGCGCATCATCAACGCCGCTCATGATCCCAAGTCTGCAGCCATCGCTTATGGCAAGCGCTTTGGATCTTGCAGCGCCTGTGGCCGCGAGCTTAGCAATCGAGAATCCATCGACCTCGGTATTGGCCCTGTATGCGCTGAGCGCTTTGGTTGGTAACCATGGGGCGAAAGCCCCTTAAAAAATGTTATTGACAACTGGATTAAATACACAGATAATTAAATCTCACTAAGCAAACACCAGGAGCAAACATCATGAACGCAAACCTCAAAGCTGAATTGGTCAAAGAGTTCACCGCACAAATCACCCGTAGCGTGACCAGCACCTTTAATTACCTCGTTGAGCAGTTTGGACCCACAGTCAGCGGCGTGTACAACTCTCGCAGCGCTAGCGTGTGGCGCAACACTGTGCAATTTTGCGTTGTAAGAACAGGGACAGGCACTCGTAGGGACGAGCCTTTCATTCTTTGCGAGCAGCGTCTTGCAAAGTTTGCAGCAGTGCTGGCTGATCAGTGGGCCACTGAGGTCCTTAACAAAGTTGATGCAAAGGTTGGTGAGTTGGCCGATGCAAATGTCGTGTACGCAGGTTCAGCAAACTTCGTGATTACCGGCACCAAGAATGGCCGAGGTGTCCGTATCGACCAACAGCAAATCATCAACTGCTCATCGAAGGGTACGCTGTTCAACCAGTACCCAAGCCGCATTTATGTCGATGGCAAATTCACCCCCGCATCAAAGTTCGCAGCAATCTAATCAAACCGGGGCTACGGCCCCACCACCAGGAGCAAACCATGAGCAAATTTGACGTAACCATAAAAACTGAAGAATACGAGAGCATCAAACTTAGTGACTTTGATGACAACCTTTGGCTATCAGTGTGGAAGATTGGCAGCCACTGCTCAGCGAACCTGACTCGTGAGCAAGTCATTGAACTTCGCAACGCCCTCAACCAATTCCTTGGGGAGTAAATAAATGGACTATGACGCATGGCTAGACCGACAGTTGTTTGAGTATGACCGGGAGCGCGAGCGTGCTGAGCGTGAAGAGGATTGCCAAGATGATGAGGAGGATTTAGACTCTGAGTTGTAGTCCATGTGTGTGCGTGTTTCCTGAGATCCTCTGTACTTCCCAACAGAGTTACACCCCCGCCCTGGGGGTTCTTTTTTTGGTAAAGCTGTAGTAAAATCAAGCAGTTAGAGTTTGCCTTGCGCAAGTAATTGCCACCACGCCACTAAAACCCTATCATCCACGGATCATTGACGAGTCACTGAGAGTATGTGATGGCCAAGACCGCAAAGCCTAAGGCCCAGGCCGCACCCCAAACCGCGCCCAAGAAAACAGGCCGCCCCAGCAAATACACCCCCGAGATTGCGCAAGAGATCGTGGAGCGCTTAAGTAACGCTGAGCCGTTAAGACAGATATGCCGAGATGAAGGTATGCCTGATTGGCGAACCATTTATGACTGGATGTATAGGGATGATAAGGAAGTTGCTTCGGGGCGCGGAGTCGGTCTTTCTGCAGCCATCGCACGCGCACGCGAAATCGGATACGACAAGATGGCCGAGGAGTGCCTCGAGCTAGCCGACACGCCCAAGTGGGGCACCAAGCAAGTCGAGTCTCAAGACGGCGTTATCGTTACCAGGGAAGACATGCTCGGCCACCGCAAGCTGCAGATCGAGACACGGCTCAAGCTGCTGGCAAAGTGGAACCCCAAGAAGTACGGCGAGCGCCTCACCCACGCTGGTGACGCTGACAATCCCGTAGCCGTGCAAGCTGATGTCAGCATCTTCGACGCCATGCTCAAGAACCTCGAGACCAAGAGGCAACTTGGGGACAAGTGATCTTGAGGCCCTGCTCAAAGATCCAGCGATCCGCGAGCAGTACACCAGGCTAGAGCCACAAGCGGCTGCCGCCTGGGCCTGGCGCATGATGTGGCTCACTCGAGCACTCAAGCACCAGATCCTACCGCACGGTGATTGGTGGTCCATATGGCTCATGCTGGCAGGCCGCGGTGCCGGCAAGACTCGAACTGCAGCAGAACAGATTGGCTGGTGGGCACAGTCCTACAAAGCCACCAGATGGCTCGTGGCGGCCCCAACGAGCAGTGACGTAAGGGGCACATGCTTCGAGGGCGATTCGGGCCTCCTGAACGTGATTCCACCCGTCCTAATCGATGACTACAACAAGGCCTTGCATGAGCTACGCTTGACCAACGGCTCGCTGATCAAAGGCATCCCTGCCTCGGAGCCTGAGCGTTTCAGGGGGCCGCAGTTTCACGGCGGGTGGCTGGACGAGTTGGCTGCCTGGGAGTACATCCAAGAAGCTTGGGATCAGATTCAATTCGGTATGCGTCTTAAGTTGGACGGCATGAAGACCAGGCTGATCTGCACAACGACACCCAAGCCTCGAGACTTGATCATCGAGTTGATGAGCAGGGAAGGTGATGATGTCGTACTGACCACCGCATCGACCTACGCCAACATCGACAACCTGTCAGAGAACTTCCGCAGGCAGATCCTCAGCTACGAAGGCACCAACCTTGGCCGGCAGGAAATCTTCGCTGAGATCATCGATGCTGAAGAAGGCGGGATTGTCAAGCGTGACTGGTTCAGGCTCTGGCCTGCTGACAAGCCCCTGCCCAAGCTCGAGTTCATCTTGCAGAGCTATGACTGTGCTTACACCGAAAAGACGGTCAACGATCCCACGGCATCGATCACTTTCGGTGTCTTCAAACCCATGGACGGCGGCATGTGTGTGCTCATCATCGACGCCTGGCAAGACCGGTTGCAGTACCCTGACCTTAAGCCTAAAGTATTAGACGAGTACGAAATCGTCTTCGGTGAAGGCAAAGACGCCAAGCGTGTTGACCTGGTGCTGGTCGAGGACAAGGCTGCCGGTATCGTGCTCATCCAGGACCTGCAGCGTGCGCACATCCCGGTCAGGAGCTACAACCCAGGCAACGCCGACAAGGTCCAGCGCCTGAGCATCGTGGCCAACATCGTGAAGGCTGGCCGGGTGTATGTGCCCGAGTCAAGCAACCGTGAAGGCTATGTTCGCGACTGGGCTGAGGCCATGGTTACGCAGATCTGCTCGTTCCCTCAAACTACGCATGATGACTTTGTGGACGCCTTCAGCCAGGCCATGCGCTACCTTCGCGATGCCGGCTGGCTCAGCATCGACCCGCCACCGCCTGACGACTATGACCCTGAAGACCTGATCGACGCTGGCGTGACAAGGACCAATCCCTATGCGACTTAAGGCGAAGCGGGTATCATCCCGCCAATCTGGGGGGCGAGCATGGCTAACGACTTAAGAGCGCGTCTGGGCTTGAAGGATGGCGGTCCAGTAAAGATGGCAGACGGCGGTGCTGACCTGCGCACACGCTTAAAGCTTGGCGGTGGTGGCAAGGTGCCCAAGGTCGCAGAAGCTTTGCGTGAGGCAGCCACAGCCAGTCGCACGGCGATCAAGTCAACCGTTGACCCCGAGAAGGACATCACAGCCCGGCTGACAACGCCTGGCCGCACATCGATTGTGCCGGTGCCCAACCGCTGGTTCTCCCAGCCCGAGAAGTTCCCTCAGGTCCAGCCACTGGTTGAGAAGGTCCTGGCCGCCAACAACATGACCCGTGCTGACTTCCCGTCAGGAGCCTTCGTTAACCCCAGGACGGGTGAGATCCTTGACCGTAAGGTCATGGAGGATGTGGGCGTCATCATCGACCCGGTAACTAACCGCCCGATCATGAGCGCAGCCGGTGAGACTGAGCCTGACCTGGGCGGCCCCAAGCAAGGCTCGCTCACGAAGTCCAATCTGGTACGCCGCCAGCTTTACAAGCCTGAAGGCGATCCCCTGCTTGATAGGCTCAAGTTCATCGCAACGGTTGAGCAGTCTGGCATGGGCCACAAATACGGCTTAGGAACCGAATACGCCACGCCTGTTGAGATGTACAACACAATGACAGGCGATAACCCCACCCTACGCCCTAAGAGCCGTGGCGATGTGTTTGGCATGGGCGATGTGGTTGGCCGTGTCACGCTGTCGAGCGGTATGCCTCATGACGTTTATGAATCGCTCTTCATTGCACCTAAGAAGTCAGACGTTCCCGGCGTCAAGCTGAGCAAAGCTAAGGGCGGCAAGATCGTGGGTGCGCTCAAGCAAGCAGCAGAGGCAGTTAAGACTAAGCAGAGCGGTCTGTCAGCACAAGAGCGTGCAGACAACCTGGCCAAGTTCCTCGAGCCAAGCGCAGTGCAGATGCGTCTTTACCATGGCACGACAGCGACAGAGGGTGGTAAAGGCCAGGAGGCCATTCGACAATTTAAGCCAAGCAAGGAAGGAGCACTTGGATCGGGCGTTTACATGACTCCCAAGGCTGATTATGCTGGGTACTATGCTGTAACCACTCCGTATGGCGCGCCTCCATCGACTGGGGGCCATGTTTTGCCTGTCTACGCCCAGATGCGCAACCCATTGGTGATCAGTGGCGAGGGCGACCCAATGATCGAAGCACTGGTTAAGTTGGGACTAGATGAGAATAAAGCATCTCGCTTAGTTGAGCGTGCCTACGAGAACAAAGGCTACATCGGCAAAGAAGTCGAGTCACGCGCTAGAGCCGCAGGATATGACGGTCTGATGCAATACCGCGATGGTGAACTGGCTGAGGTGGTTTCCTACAACCCCAGCGCCATCAAGAGCGCTCTTGGTAACGAAGGTACTTACGACACTTCAGTGCCCTTGCTAAACAAGGCCGCTGGCGGCGAGGTCCACATGCAGGATGGTGGAAGGCTACCACCCGGCATGCGCCGTGCTATTGATCGCGTAAAAACCCAGGACACTGTATTGCCAACGTCTATAACGCGTGGCGTGTCGTCACTCCCAGGTTATGGTCAGGGCAATGTCCTGCAAAGCATCGAAGGGGTAATGCCTCGTGTTGCTGGTGGCCTTGAT